ACCTTTTTTCTTCATTATGCTGACTCCTTCTTTTTGGTTTCTATTATTTTCTTTTTAAGATCTTCAGGTAATTTTCTTTGACTAGCAGTTAACATACTTTCGTCATTGCCATTCTTTTTCTTTTTACCCATCATTTTATTATCAGGTTTCGGTTTACTATGTTTTGGCATCAACTTTACTCCCTAGTTTTACTTTATCTCCAAACTTGACAGTATAGACTGTGCCATTTGATGTTCTTACTGAATGAGAAGAAGTGGCATTATCTGCCACCTCCTTTGTTTTTGTTGGTTTCTTAGCCATTATCTACTATCCGAAGTCATGCTAACAATATCAGCAGTATCGATTGCTGATCCATCGTTAGATACCACAGTTGTAATACCAAAACCATTAGATGCATTGATAAATATTACATCGCCAACATTCATCTCGTTGACTAATGCATTGAAATATCCAGCAGCATCTATTGTATTTAGAGCATCACCAGTAGATTTGTAATTCCAGATATGGAACCCATTACCAGCATAGGAAACTAAACTTAAGTCTGCTTGTACTAACGCCATGTCTACCTCCTATTTCTTTAGTTCCATTTCAAATACACCTTCTCCATCGATTAAGACTGCGTTCTGTTGCATCTTATTCAATACAAAGTAGCTATCCTTATCGTTGTGATATTGCATATTTGAAGTTATATCCGTACCGATTGCATGAGCAACGGCATCTCTATGGTAAGCAAAACACTCTCTGTGAGTTGTTCCAGCTGCACCTGATCCATTTGTTTCAGTTAAGCCACCATGTGCAAACCACATGAAACCTAACCAACGTTTGGCAGTTACGCCATTTGGAAAAGGAAGATCAGCTTCGCCAACATATTCTGCTCTTGAGAATTGATCAATTGCCATAAGTTGCGACCATTGCTCCCAACCAACAACTGCATATCTCTGACCATCATCAGGGACATTATTGTTACCAAACTTTTCCATGAGTTCTAAAGACCATGCTAAAGTGATACCGTTAGTTGTTTCGTCATGTGCTGAAGATGTAGTAGTCATAGCACCTAATAATAGGTCATCTGTCTTTCTACCTAAAGCATATGCACCAGATTGTTGTGCAACTTGCATCTCATCGTGATTGATTCTTAACTGATCTAGATCATCGACCCATTCACCAGCGAAGTAGTCCTCAACTGTTACAGATACATTAGTGTGTGCAAGATTCATGGGTGCGACATTACCATGTCTTGCTTTTGTAGTAGCAAAACCTTTACCGATTTTTTGGAATGTTGTTTTGTTCTTTACACCATTTCTAGTTCGAACAGTATTCCTAAGTTTTGAACCCATACGTTGATAAGCAACGTGTACTCCAGACTCAAACTCCTCAATAAAGGAAGTGCTTATGGTATTAACAGCCATTATAGCCTCCGTTATAAGTTAAAAATTATACTATTCTGGTTATTCGCTTCACTACTACCTTGAAGTTATTCCAATAATGGGCCTCTAAGTAGTTCTACGAGCCTTCTAGTAATTCTAATGTTTCAGAAAATACACTAATTGACTATTCACATTACTATGATGCTTTTTCTCTTTGTTTAGCAAGTTGTGCTGACATTGCCCTAACTTTGGCTATATGCACAGGATCTCCACCATTCTGCCAATACTTAGGATCTCTTTGAGCAGCTTGTAAATCTTCTCTAGTGACAGCTTCTTGAAACTCTGTAGTTGATGTCATATGAAATTTAGGTTGACCATTAAGTTCCATAATGCCTTCAAAAAACTTAACCATATTAGCAGAAGCTGGGATTTCAGCAAAAGTATTGTATTCCTCTTCATTGAAAACATTATTAGCCCATGCATCAATTCTTTCAAGTCTTCTATCAGCGTGTTCACCTAGTGCTTGAGATTCTACATTCCAATCAGGACCACTTTGTGCTTGTTGCGTTAAGTACTCCGAAATGAAATCACTAAACTCATCTTGGCTTAAAGCCATATCATGTGCCTTGCCTCTAAACCAACCAAGCATCTGATCGTCATCAGGTATAGCAACTTGATTACCTTCTTCATCTTGTATTTCAAGTTTGTAATCCCCTGGGCTTACTGGAACTTCTTTGGAAGCCTCTTCATTAATTTCTTCCACAAGTTCTGCTTTAATCTCATCACGCCTTGTATGAAACTTTGTTTCCAATTGCTTATAACTTGTTTGCAGTTGCTCAGGAGTTTCAAACTTTGGGTCGAGCCACTCAGGTCTTTCTGTTGAGTCTTTTTGCTCAACTTGGTTTTGTTCACCTGTGTCGTTGGCGATTGTGCTTTGGACTTCCGTATCGGTGCTTTCATTGCTTTCTGTAGTTTCTTGTTCATCAGACATATTATCTCCTTTTTAACAGTCCCACTTTCTTAATGCTTTGTTAATACGACTATTTGGATCATTAGCCGTCTTCTTACTAGTCAATTTCTTTTTCATTCCCATCATTCTTTTACAGAACGATCTACGTCTTGCAGCTGCTTTTGGGCTTTTCTTAGCTTCTTTCGCAGAAACAGGACGTTTGATATTCTTCCCTTGACGACGTAAACTTGCTCTACCTTTGGCATTGAGTCCTCCACTTGGATTCTTACCTTCCTTACGTTGCCATGCTGGTGTCTTTGCCATTTATTACGTCCTTGCATAAGTTGGTTTTTTACCACCACCCTCAGGGTTTGTCTTTCTTTTTCTTGAAGTAGCTTTTCTTTTTTCAGCAACAGTCATTCTAGCAGCTTTAGCAGATGGAACACATTTAGGATATTTTCTACCATCTCCCATTGTCCTTCCACACTTTGGGTGTTTACCATCTTTCTTTGTGGATATGTCTACCCACTTTTCACCAAACCACTTTGTTAGGCTCATGCTTTTTTGCCACCTTTATAGCCACCACCCATTTTCTTATACTGAATAACTAACTGCCCTGAGGCATATGCTGAGGGCCATTTTGACACCCTCTTTTTAACTATAGCTTTTGCTTTTGCATATAATGCTGGATTAGTTGGTATCGCCATTTCTTCTCCCTAGTTCCGTCCTGTGTTTGATGAGTGCCACGATCCACCTCTGACCTTCAAAGTGAGCAAGGTTCTCGATTGTCGTTCCAGCACCATGAATGTTGCCCGTTGTGATATTTTCCAAATACTGAAGAAACAGTTTGCCGACCCCCGAACCAAAAAGAGCATAGGCTTTATTATTAAGATCAGCTTCAACTTCAGTAGTGTAACTTCGACCATCGACAGATGCATTGATTTTTTCCTTTTTCATTATTGTCCTCGTTGTTGTTGCATTAATTGTAATGCCATATCAATGTTCCCTTGTACTTCATCTCTACTAGCCAATAGTTCTTCCTTAACACCAAACTTTGATGCAAGATACTGTATTACTTTTTCCTGATTATATAATGCTGGAGTAATATCAGGACCGAATGTTCCAGCAATAGTTTGTTGAAATCTTACAAAATCAGCAACATCTTGTTGATCTTGAGCCCTTAGTAATGGAGATACTGGTACTATCCTTATTTCTCTACCATCAACTTTCGGTATATCCAAGATGCCTTGTTCTGAATATATGTGTACGATTCTTTCAACCAATGGGTGCAAAAATTCTTTCTGCATTCTCCCTGCGACTGCTCCCATATCTCTTGCCACGTCAGCAAGCCTTTCTGAAACTTCCGTTGCTGACAATGGTGTCTTCGCATTTGCTCTTGAATCGAGTTCATCAATATACATAGCCTTCCTGACATTTCTTCTCATATCCTCCAATATTAATTGACCAACATCAAAACGTGCTGGACTTTGTAATGATTCTAAAGAACTGCCTGGGCTTCTTGGTATAAATGTCCCAGGCTGAATTGTTATGTTATCAGGATTAAAAACTCCATCATCATCATAAACATATGCACCACCTATAGCCATTTCTGCATTTTCAAGAATAAGCTGCACGGTTAGATTTAAAGTTTTGATTGCTGGCATAGCTTGTAGTACTGGACCTCTACCCCATACTTCCATTCCTGACTTTGACCATCTAGTTGTCAACCAAGGTAGTGATCCTTTACCTTTCAACTTTGTTTTTTGTAAAATATGATTATCAGTTTCGGATATAAGGAAATAAGTATATTCATCTTTAAACTTATCATCACTATCAAACATGGTAGCTTCTATTATTCTTGTCTTTCTGTGTGGATCTCTTTTTTGTACTAAATCCATATCCTTACTAAACTTGGCATCAGGATATCTATGCTTTACATCTGTAATCTCACAGTCGTAGTTCCATCTAAACCAATCCGTAACTTGATCCATAGCACCTGATAAAAGTGCCACGTTATTTGGTGGTACAGCAGTAAAATGGAGATCGCCTGTAAAACGTCCTGATTCAACAAGCATATTCATTGTACCTATACCTAAGTCTTGAAGACCCTCATGAAACTCAGAATTGAAATTACTATTCCTAAGTCCTTCATGTAGTAGTTCTGTTATGTCATCAAGTTCTTTGAGTAACTGAGAATTAATATTCTCGTCTGGGTACTCAGGTCCTGGGGCTAGTTTAAATGCTCGACCATTTGGAGGAAAAAAGCCAAGCTGAAGTCTTGAGGCAAATCTAGGGAGTCCAGTTACTGCTGTTTCGTCATAAATATTTTCAGTCCGTCTTTGACCAGCATACTCTCCAAAGAAACTTTCTCTATGTGGTAGTACATAATCGTATATCTCTTCCCATATATCTGACCAATTTTGCCATCTACCTTTGGCTTTCTTGTATCTGTTCATTACCTTTTGGTATTCAGCACGATCTCCTGACTGACCACCAGCTGGTGCTTTTCCTGAATCACCACCATATTCACTACGCATTGTAGCCACCTCCCATAGTTTTCTTCTTGGTAAGATTACGTCTAAAACCAGTAAAGCCTTCTAGATCCTCATCTTGTAAAGATTTGCTACCTATTTTGTTACCAGCTAACTTTCTAACCTTTTCTTCACGTTGAAACTTCTGATTAGCAGCTTCTTCTCTGTTTATTCGTTGTTGTTCTGCTTTTTGTTTGGCTAATTCAGGATCAGGTGCAACTCTTGGTGTTGAAAATAGACTACCCATGTGATGACTCCAATAAATCTTTTGATTCAAATATTATTGAACCTTTTCTTTTAAGCAATTCACAATACAACTGATAAGGTGTCCATATCCAAAACTTACGGACATTACACAGATGTTTTATAAAACTAACACAATAAAACAATCTTGGTATATAAATAGGATAATCTTTTATATCTACCTCCACACAAGTGCTACAAAGATGCATATTAAGTACTAATTCAGTAGCTTTTTCACCTTTCAGGCTCTGAAAATCAAAACCATTAGTTGTAATCTCTACTTTTTGCCATAAATCTAACTCAGGATCGTACCTGACAGCATAAACATGAGTAAATCCAGCACGATATTTGGTAAAAAGCTTCCATAAACCTATATTTTTACTATCACAAAAGCAAATTATCCACTTCATCTAGCCATTTGCCTCCCAAATCTGCTATTTCTGTTGTTTCTTCTCTTCATTCTGTCAAAAGGATTGCTTGTTCTTTCGACTACAGTAGCAGTAGCTGCTCTTTGACCACCTAACATAACTTTTCTACCCTCACCTCCACCTAAAAAAGCATATTGTAATGCATCATGGCAATGTGAGAATCTATTTTTATCAGGTCTTTCTTCATATCTTTCTGATCCCATATAGTACATTCTCTTATATTGATACCCACCCTCAAATCCTGATATCAAATTTGTACAAGTAGGACTAATAGTTAATGAAGGCATACCATCTGTCATTCTGTTAATTACAGATTCGACAGCTTCTACTCTAACCGATATATCATTTGTTGGTGCTGGATAGGCATTTATACCTGATGCCCTCAACATCATAAATGGTGTATGCTCTGATACCTGTGCCATTTGATTACCAGCTGGATCTCCAATAAATTTATATGTAAGTTTATCCCATTGATTTCTTGATATCTCTTTTTTTAGTATATCTGCAAATCTAATAGCACCCATATCTTTACCAATAATCTCATGGAATATAATCCATTTCCCAGAATGCAATTGCTGACAAAAGACAGCCGAAGGGGATCTACCAAAGTCTATGCCAACAATTACATCGCTGGTTTCTGATGGCACTAATGGCTCATTAGAAACATGGGTATCTCTTCTAAATGTAGGATAAACTGGTTTACCATCTAATAAGGCTTGGTATTCATTCAATACATATACTTTTACCCATGAGGGTGCTTTACCTAGAATTATCTTGTCATAATATTGATCTTGAAGATTCTGCCTATTCTCTGATTTTAAATTAGCCTCATATCCTGATAAATTACCATGTACATCTTTTTTCTCATACATAGCAGATGGTTGTGAAAAGAAATTCCAATCGTCAGGCTTGACCATAAGCAGCTTCTCTTCTTGTGTCATGTACTCAGGTATCGGTACTTCTCCAGCTACTATACCCCACCAATGATCTTCACTTGGAGCATTTGTGTCCATAATTACACCATACCATGTTGGACCACCCTCTCTCATTGATGGATATCTACCAACACGCATAGTACAAGCATCTATAATATTTTTATTTATCTCTCTA